CATAAAAATAAAACCAACTATTCCACCAATTACAAATGGCATTGGTTGCCTCCATCTACATCCTTGTCCATTTCCCGATGACGCGGCCAATGACGCGCACGAGTTCAGCCGGCCGGCGGATTGGCGCCAAGGACGGGTTCTCCGAGATGATCTCGATCATGACAGGATCATTGTCGCGCAGCACGCGGGCGCGCTTCACAATCGGTCCGTCACCTTCATCGAGCACATAGATCTCGCCGTGCTTGATCCCTGTCGAGCCCGTATCGACCATCACCTTGTCGCCAGGATTGAGCGTCGGCACCATCGATGTGCCGGTGACGGGCAGCACGATCACGCGGGACGGCTCGACGCCAAGTTCACCCCTCGGGATGACCCATTCCTCAACGACGCGATGGCCGGACATGATGCCGCCGGATGCCAGCGTGTAGACCTCTCCGACATTGCCATTTCCCGCGCCGGCTTCGGCATCAATCTGGGGAATAGACCCGGCTATCCGGCCATCATAGGGCTCGGCACTTGACCATGCCGCTTCCGGCGAATCTCCAAGATACCACTCGACTGAATGGCCTGTGGCGTCCGCCAGCTTTTTGAGATTGTTCGCCCGAGGTGGTTCCTTCCCGGCCAGGACATCGCGTGCCCACGTCAGGTTCATGCCGGCGGCTTTCGACATTTTGCTTTTGTTGCCGCCGAAGCGCTCATCAAGCACTTGGCGAATACGGATTTTCCATTGTGGTTCCATGCGTGGGATTATGCCCAAGCAAAAATGTGATTGCATCTGTGATATCCCCCTTGACGATCTGGGACATGTCCCATTATCGTCGTCGTCATGACAATGATCGAAACTCTCATCTCCAAGATCCAGGCACACTGTCAGGCCGCCGGCATGGCGGAGACGACGTTTGGCCGGGTGGCTGTGAACGACGGCAAGTTTGTTGGTCGCCTGCGCGCCGGCAAGCAGATCACGCTCGCCACGCTGGAGCGCGTTGAAGCCTATCTGGCGAAGAATTCCACGGAGGCCGCTCAGGCGCCGTCCCCCCATTCTCAAGCGGTCTCCCAGATCTCCGCTTGAGCGTCCGTGCGCGGCGGGTCCGCGTGCCCAGGCTTCTGGGCGTTTCCTCCCAAATGACTTCCCCGGCGCTTGCTGCGTCGGGGACTTTTCAGGAGATCACCATGCAGATCACATCGTTTCCCAAGGTGGCGACCGGACGCGAAGACTCGCGCCTCGATACCATCAACAATGCTTTCGACCGCGCGTTCGATTTCTGCGATCGCGTTCACGCTGTTGTCGCGCTCGGGATCGGCTCCCTTCCCGCCGAGGCGCCCGCCAAGCTGGCTTCGGTGCCGATGCCGCCCGACGGCAATCTCTCCCGAGTTTCCGACCGTGCCGACCTGCTGGCCGCCCGCCTCGCCGCCGCCCTCGATGACCTGAACCGGCTCGACGTGGCGCTCACCCTCAACCGGTGAGCCATCGCCTTCGTTAATGGCACCATAACCGAAGGGAATTCGGAAATGTCGGAACGGTGTTCGGGAAAATCCGAATTGGTTGATGTTGCAAGGGGGTGGGTTCGCCGCCTCCTCGCTGGTGAGCAGCGGCGCAGCGGCATTCCGGTTCGGCAGGCTGCGGCCACCGTTGCCCGGCGTGCGCGAATGACCCCGGCGGCGGTCATGGCTCTGGCCTATGAGCCGCCCAAGGATATCGGCGTCAGCACCTTCGAGGCCCTGCGTGCTGCCGTTGAAAACGAGATCAAGGCCGAGATCGAGGCATTGACCCATGAACTGGCGCTGGCTCGCGTGCGCAACCCTGTCGCTCGCGGCAACGAAATTCAGGAGATCGAGGCGGACCTTGCGGCGCTGGCTCAGCGGCTGAGGGTTGCCCCATGAAATTCCGTGGCGGCGAGGGAACCGACGCGGGAGGCCAGGGGGGCGGGGCAGTTCAAGCCGCTCCGCCCCCCATTATCCTCACCGTTCCGCTGCCGCCATCTGTGAACCGCATGTTCCGCGACTCTTCCAAGGGTCGCGCCAAGTCGAAAGCCTATCAGGATTGGCTCGGCCATGCCGGATGGGTTCTGCGGCTTCAGCGTCCGGGATCAATCCACGGGCGTGTGCTGGTGATCGTCAGCGCCGAACAAGCCGGCGCCGGATCAGACATCGATAACCGCATCAAGGCGCTCTTCGATCTGCTCGTTGCTCACAAGGTTATCGACGATGACAGCATGATCGTGGGCTTTTGCGCGGCGTGGGCTCCGGCCTGCAATCGGCAAGCACGCGTCATGATCATCCCGGCCGCCCCCATGGACATCAAATTCATGCTCGCCGGCGATGGCGCCCACGGCGGGTTCTTCCTTCAGGCGCCTGAAGAGGATCAATCCTATGGCGATTTCACTGAGTTCTCTCAGGAAGATGTCGGCTGACAAGCCGGCTCGGCTCCTGATCTATGGCTCTCCTGGCATTGGCAAGACGACGCTTGCCAGCGAGTTCCCGGAAGCGGTTTTCCTCCAGATCGAGGACGGTACGCCGGGCGATGTCGAGATGACCGGTTGGTCGAAGTCCGATCTCCCGAACGGCTTCCCTGATATCCTGGATGCGCTTACGGCGCTTTATGAGGGCGAGCACCAGTTCCGCACCATCGTGATCGACAGCGTGACCGAGCTGCAGCGCCTGGTGTTCGCCGAGACGTGCGCTCGCGGCGACGACAAGGGCAACCCGAAGAACAACATTGAGGATTTCGGCTATGGCAAGGGCTATGTCTATGCCCAGCGCGTCATGCAGGAGATCATCGATGGTCTCAACGCGCTGCGCAACGATCGCGGCATGACCGTGGTCATGCTGGCGCACTCGACGGTCGAGCGCTTCGATGACCCGGAGACGGTCAGCTATGACCGATACGAGATCGACCTGCACGGCAAGCTCGTCGGCATGATCGAGCGCGACATGGACGCAATCCTGCTCCTGAAGAAGCCGGTGACGGTGAAGACCGAGGAACAGGGCTTCAACAAGGAGCGGGCGCGCGCCGACGGCGGCAACACCGTCTTCATCCACACCGCCGGCCGGCCGGCCTATGTCGCCAAGAACCGCTACGGCATGCCGGAGAAGATCCTGTATGTGCGCGGCAAGGGCTTCGACGAGCTGGCGCGCTATCTCCCCGGCTTTGCCGCCGAGGCAGCTCCTGCCGCGCCGGCGCAGACCATGCAACCGACTTCCGCGAAGAAGTCCAAGGCAGCGTGAGGACCGCAACCATGGCTGAATTCATCGACGACTACACGGCTCCGACCGAGGAGCCGGAAGCTCACAGCTTCGACCCGCTGCCGCCCGGCGACTATCTGGCCCACATCACGCAATCGGAGATCGCCGACACCAGGACCGGCACCGGTCGCATGGTGAAGCTGACGTGGGAAGTGCTCGACGGTCAATTCGAGCGCCGCCTTGTCTGGCAGCAGATCAACTATCGCAACCAGAGCCAGAAGGCCGAGGAAGTTGGCAAGCGCCAGCTCGACGAGGTTGTCTGGTCCACCGGCGTCCAGAACCTGACCGACACCGAGCAGTTGCACTGGATCCCCTGCATCATCACCGTAAAGGTGGAAGGTGCCAAGGGCGGCTATGGGCCGAAGAACGTGATCACGCGCGTGCGTCGCAACGATGCGCCTGCAGCGCGCCAGCCTGCTCCGGCTCGCCAGTCGCAGCAGCAGGCACCGGCACAGAACACCGCTCCGCGCCAGGCTCCTGCTGCGCGCGGCTCCGGACCGCGCCCCTGGCCGCGGAGCTGATCTAGGGCGCCGAACGCCGGCGCCTTTCCCCATCACTCAGAACATGGAGCGCCGCGCACATGGGCGGCGAAGGATGACTCATGCGTGATTACATCTACCACGATATCGAGACGATCCCGACGCAGGATGAGAAGATCCGCGCCCAGATCGCCGAAAACATCAAGCCGCCGGCCAACTATTCGAAGGCGGAGACGATCGCCAAGTGGGAGGCCGAGAGCAAGCCGGCCGCCGTGCTGGAGGCGATCCACAAGACCGGGCTGAATGCCGGATTGGGGCACGTCATCTGCATTGGCTTCTGCGCCATCACGGGCGATCCCAATCCGCTGATCATCGACGATATCCGGGACGAGGCAAGCCTGATCCGCGAGAGCTTCTCGGAGATCGAGAAGCTGCGCAACCGGATGGGCGCGCTCACCATCGTCGGTCACAACTGGATTGGCTTCGACTATCGCTTCATCACCCAGCGCTCGATCATCCTCGGCGTCCAGCTGCCGGCATGGTGGCCGCGCGATCCGAAGCCGTGGAGCCAAGAGGTCCACGACACGATGCTGATGTGGGCCGGCGCGCGCGACACGATCGGCATGGATCGTCTGTGCGGCTATCTCGGCATCGAGGGCAAGGGCGATGACGGCATGGATGGGTCTGTGGTCGCCAATCGGTGGGAGGCCAAGGACTTTTTGACGATCGCCGAATACTGCGGCGGCGACGTCATCCGGACCCGCAACATGCACCAAAAGATCATCGCGGCCTATGCCTCGGCGATGCCCGACCTGGCGCCGGCAATGCCGGTGCTGGAAGCTGAGCCCGTCGATGAGCTTCGGTATTGAGGAGGCGGCTATGGATAACTTCTTCACGATTGAAGGCCGCCACCTCGCCAGCGCACTGCGGTTGCCCCGTTCTCTCGTCGAGAGAAGGAACACCATTCCGATTTTGAGGATGGTACGCCTGACCATCGATGCCGATGGGCTGAAGATCGAGGGCACGAACCTCGATATGCTTGCCACCGTTCGCCGCGATCTGATCGATGCAGACGGCGATTGGTCTGTGATGGTCGACCCCTTCCGCCTTTCGAAGATCGCATCGGTTGCTGGGTCTGCGCCGATGACGATCCAGAAGAAGGATGAAGCGGACACGGCGTCGGTCGAGATCTCGTTTGATGATGTTGTCTACAGGTTCACCAATCTTCTGGATCCCGCTGACTTCCCGGACATGAACGACGCGCCGCGCGGAGACATGATCGAGGAATTCGGCAATGGGCAGTTTGTTGACCTGCTGCGCCGCGTCGCCGGCATCATGTCCACCGAGGAAACGCGATACTACCTGAATGGTGTTTGTTGGCATGGTAGCACCCACCGGTTCATTGCCACCGATGGCCATCGTCTGCGCGCGATCCGGT